TGTTGGCTGGACGTGTTAACAAATTGCCGGAATCTGTACTCGACAGCGAGCGAAGCGCTGCAAGCCCCGCCGAAGGCGGCTAAATATATCTCAATACTATCTCCAGAAGCTTAAATAGCCACTACGTGGGGGAAGAAAACATGAACGTCGATGATCCAACTGTGATGCGTGAGATGGCCCGAATGGCGATGGAACAGGCCGCCACCTTCTTTGCCAAGATGGCACGCGATTTCGCCAAAGGCATGCCCCCAGACGCTACGGCTGAGCAAGCGCTACTGGCCTTCGCTAATGCTATCGAAAGCACGAACGCCAAAATCTATGAAGTCGGGCCAAAGCAGTGACCCGCTACCGCCTGCCCCGCAAGTTCGCCGAAACGACCAAGGCTCTGACAGCCTCAATCCAGAAGCGCGGCAATCCCGAGGAACAGCTGCACCGCTCCATTGTCGCTCACCTACGCACACGCGGAGCCAAGCACATGGTGTTTTGGCACACGACGAACAATCCCCGATCCAGGATAGCGGGCGCTAGAGCCAAGGCTATGGGAATGCTCAAGGGCGTTCCTGACCTGACCATCATTACGCCTGACCAGCAAATCTGCTTCATGGAGATCAAGGCCCCGAAGGGCTACCTCACTCCCGAGCAAAAGGATTTCCGGCTTCGAGTGGAGGCGCTAGGCTGTGTCTTTGCTGTGGTGAAGGATATCGATCATGCGACCAATCTACTCGAAAGCTGGGGCGCAATTACCCCCGTCAGGGCTCACGCCGCCTAAGCTGCCTTGGAACACCACCAAGAGCATGGCCGATGCGCCTGAGTTCTTCTCAAAACGAAACAACAAACCCAAGGGGAAATAAGTGACAATTGAGGGTGAGTATCAGGAGCGCTATCGCGGCGCACGCGAACGGCTTATGGGCATTGTTCAAAAGCCAAAGCCTCCCCTCAAGAAGCGCAGCTACATTCCCCCGATGGAACCGCCTGAACCCAAACAAGCCGTTGAGCTTCCCCGGCCGACCCAGGAACGACTGGACGCCATTCTCAACGATGATGAGATTGTCTGGCGCACTGGGGTCAAGATGATCCTCAAGGGCTTTGGCGAGAACCTGCGCCGGTTGGTCAGCCACCAGCGGGATCAGCATATCATCAGGTGTCGTAAGGAAGTCGCCAGCTACCTCCGGGCCAGAGGGTGGTCCTATCCACGTATAGGGGAGTTCATGCACCGTGACCATTCGTCCATTGTATCCCTACTCAGCAACGGACCAGCACGAGTCAGGAAGCCGTCCATTCCAAGGCCAATCGTCGTGGACGAAGCTATCGACTGTACGCGAGCGATATTTGGCGCTCATGGATGGGTTATCCCCACAAGCCACAAGGGAGATGCGGGCACGCTCTAAGGCCCGCGCGATCTGGCTTGCAAGCCAAGTAAATCGGCGTAATGTGAAAGGCAGTTGAAGCGGGCTGGCCTCAACTGCCTCCACAAGTGCATTTGCCGTTTCGGTTGGTGCGTGGAGACAATAGCTAGCCCGAATCTTAGTTGCAAGGGACTAGCTGTTGAAGGTCACCCCTGAAATGATCGATGCGCTACTGGCGAGCGGCCTAACCGCCGAACAGGCGCTGTTGGCCGTCAAGGCATTGTCATCCGTCCGGTCGAATGAAGCTATCCGCAAGGCCCGTAGCAGGGCAAATGTCACGGACAGTCACGGACAGTCACGGACAAGGCGGGACAATCCGGACAAACCCCCTGCCCCCCTAAGCCCCCTTGATAAAGAAAATCCCCCCAGACCCCTAAAAGAAATTAATCCCCCCTATACCCCCCAAACCCCTCGGCGCGGTTCGCGCCTTTCCGACGATTTCGAGCCTGACATCGGGTTTGCCACGTCAAATGGGCTTTCGCCTTCCCAAGCCCAAACTGAGGTTGCCAAATTCCGGAACTATTGGCAGGCCAAGGCCGGGAAGGATGCCGCCAAACTTGATTGGCCTGCGACGTGGCGGAATTGGGTACTGCAGGCCGTCGAGCGGCTACCGAATGCGCGCGGTTCGCCGCCAAGGCCGCTCAGAGGCGTTGAGGCATTGAGGCTGGATTTCATGGCGGAGTTGGAAAGTGACGGAAGACGAGAAGCGGAAGAAGGCGTTATTGCTGGCAATGTTCGCCGGTTATCCGTGGATGGCCGATAGGGTCACGCAGATGACGGTAAGCTCCTATCTGATGAGCCTGGAAGGCTGCTCGGCATGGGCTCTTGAAAAGGTGATGAAAGCCCTGAGTCGCGGGCTGGTAGCCAATAACAACCTCGACTATTGCCCTTCCGGGCCGCTTCTGGCTAGCGAAGCGCGCAAGTGGGACATGGCCCGCGAGATGTTCAAGGGCGATACGCTGGAGCAAGTTGAGGCGCGGCTAGAGAAGCACGCTGTCGCGCTGTTGCCTACCAAAGATGAGATGGATGAGCATTCCCGAAAAATAATGTCGCAAAGGCTGCTTAAACTAGCCGAAGACCTGCCTGCTGGCTCGCTAGGGGCGATGGCAATCACTGCGGCTGGCGATGATCCCGAGGCGCGAGACGACTAAACCCGCGTAAGCGGCTAAAACTAACAGGCAGCTATTCCTAACAAGGACACTAACCAATGAGCAGAGTAGACGTAGCCGCTACGCGGGATATCAGCGATAAAGAATGGAACGCATCTAACTTGGAGGCGGTTGGCGATATCTTCGACAGGCTCACAGAAAGCGATCCGCTCACCGATAAATGGCTGCGGGCTGTAGGGGACGGATTGGAGCATCTTCTGGCCATCGAAATGGAACGCCTAGAAACAGCCCTAGGAAGCCTCTCAACCCCTCAGATGGACAATTCCTCATCCGAACCCCAAACGCCCGCCCATGACGAGCCTATTGCATCTGGCGACAGTTCTATGACCACAGGCACGGTACACGTCAGATATTTCGAGGCTCCATATCGGTTCGTAACCTAGCGCCCCTCGCGTAAGCGAGCTATTTCATTTCCCTTCAACACTCTATAAGGATAGCGCTATCTAACTGAAGTGGTGTAAACACGCACCTGAGCGCAAGGCATCGACAAGAGCAGTTGTGACCTATTCTCCCAAGCAAATCGCCGAGCACAAAGCCACCATCCTCAGCCTCATTGCGGACGGTAAAAGCCTCAAGTCGATCTGTGACGACGAAGAGCTAAAGCTTCCAAGCCGTCCTACGATCTACGAATGGCTGGCGAGTGATGAGGAGTTTTCTGACAATTACACGCGTGCGCGGGAAGATCAGGCTGACTTCTACGCCGATGAGATCATTGACATTGCCGACACGGAGCCTGACGCTAACAAGGCACGAGTGCGTATCGATGCCCGCAAGTGGAAGGCATCCAAGCTCCAGCCCAAGAAGTACGGGGATAAGATCGATGTCAATCACTCTGGAAGCATTGAGCATTTGACCGATGAACAGCTTGAATCCCGCCTTGCTATCCTTCTCGGAAAAGCGGGAATTGGCAGCGCTGCTGGAGGAAGCGGAGCGCCGCAGGAATAGGCGCAAGCTCTATGAGCTTTACCCTGACACCGGCCCGCTACGTCGCCAACTATATCGTAAACACATGGAGTTCTTCCGTCTCGGGGCGGATGCTGGTGTAAACGAACGCGCCTTCATGGCCGCCAACCGTGTTGGCAAGACCTGGGGTGCTGGCGGTTATGAGACAACGCTGCATCTAACTGGCGAGTATCCGGACTGGTGGGAGGGACGCCGGTTTGATCATCCCATTGATGCGTGGGCATCTGGCGACACAGCGGAGACGACGCGCGACATCATCCAGCTTTGCCTCTTAGGCCCGGTTGAACAGATGGGAACGGGGCTCATCCCCGGCAATCTTCTCATCGGCGACCCGAGTAGACGCCGTGGTGTGGCTGATGCAGTCGATACCTTTGCGGTGCGGCATAAGTCAGGCGGCATAAGCGTTTGCGGGCTCAAGAGCTATGACCAAGGGCGAAAGAAGTTCCAGGGCACGGCTAAACATCTGATCTGGTTGGACGAGGAATCGCCGCAGGACGTTTACACCGAATGCTTGTTGCGGTTGATGACGACGCTCGGGCTTATGATGCTGACTTTCACGCCGCTTTCCGGTATATCCGAAGTGGTGATGCAATACATGGATGACGCGGCTCTTGCGGCACTTAGTGACGGCAACGTGGGATGATGTCCCGCACCTGACGCAAAGTCAGAAAGATGATCAGTGGAACGCCTTGCCTCAGCACGAGAGGGCGGCGCGGTCCAAGGGTATTCCCGGTCTAGGCGAAGGCGCTATTTTCCCGATAGCCGACGAATCGATCCTCGAAGAGCCCTTTGAAATCCCCAAATACTGGAAGCAGATAGGGGGCATGGACTTCGGCTATGATCACCCGTTCGCTGCCGTTAATCTGGCGCACGATCTCGATACCGACACGATCCACGTGACCAAGGAATACCGCGAGCGACAAGCTACGCCGGTTATCCACGCAGCAGCGTTGAAACCTTGGGGCAAGTGGTTACCCTGGTCATGGCCGCATGATGGCCTACAGCACGACAAGGGTTCAGGGGAACAGTTGGCAAAGCAGTATGAGGATCAAGACCTTAACATGCTTGAGGAGCGAGCCACGTTCGAGGATGGCACGAACGGCGTTGAGGCTGGACTTAGCGATATGCTGATCCGTATGCAGACCAATCGGTGGAAGGTGTTCAAGACCTGCCCGCTCTGGATGGAAGAAAAGCGCCTGTATCACCGGAAAAAGAACGATAATGGACGGATCGAGATCGTAAAGCTGAGGGATGACCTGTTATCAGCCAGCCGAGTTGGGCTGATGATGATCCGCTTTGCTGACGTTTCCAAAGCTAAGGCGCTTCCCCAAGCCTCTTCTGAATGGGTACGTTGACAGGGCTGGTGTAAACGTGGTGTAAACGGCCATGCCGCTGATGATCTGTCCGAAGTGCAAGAAGTTCCACTATGTGCCGGGTGCTTGTCCGGCTCCGAAGTTAGAGCGGGTTGCCAAGCCTCCAAGCAAGGCGGAGCCAGACGACACCTCCCGGCCGGTGATCCGCTCTAGCGCTAAACCGCGTAACGCCGACCGTCATAAGCCCGGCTATCAGGCTCAGAAGCAGCGTGAGTATCGAGCGCGGAAAAATAAGGCCAAGCGCAATGGATGATTACACAGCCGAGAGGCTTAACGAATCGACGCCATCCGTGTTGCCGTCGAAAGAGAAGACCGGTACGGGTAAACGGCCAGTCGGAGATGCTGGTTCAAATCCAGCAAAGCTACCTCACACGGACCCGGCAATGGTAGCGCCTAGCTCAACGGATAGAGCGCCGACAATTACTCCCCCGCCCATCGTGGGAACTTATGACGCCGGATCGCTGGATTATGATCCAAATTTCTGGGGAGCCGATGCCAACCCGCCCGGCTATCAAGCCGCTAAACAGCGTGAATACCGAGCAAGGAAGAAGGCCGCCAAGTGATCCAGAATGATGATTACCCGTTCGCCCGCCCTGTCAGCGCGACGATGGAAGAGCCGGAGTTCTATGTCACTGAAGAAGGCGGCCTTTACCGCAAATGGGAACCGCGCATTCGTGGCATAAGCGTCTTTGCTCTCTTCTTCCCAAGCGGGAAAGTCTGGGATGCGTATCTAGGCTGGCGTGAACTACCGATTCAAGAAGTCCGAGACGCATATGAGCGTGCGCAGCAGACGGTGCGCGACAAAGACGTGTGAACAGTCGCTTGCGATTACCTCGTTTCCGGTTTACAACCGCTTCATGGTTCGAGGCGGCGCATAGACCTTCATGGCTGATGATATTCGTTCTTCGCCCAACGGTTTCAAATGGAACCGGGCATCGCCCGCTTTTGCCGAGGGCCGCGATGGCAAGCCGAATAGCTATTCAGCGCTACAGCAATACGAGCAGTTCTCTGACTGGCTGCATGGTCGCCTAGAGCGCGACGAAGCAAGGAAGCTTGCCCGTGGCTGACGACGAGATCGAGGGCAGTTCTCTTGCCGCGCTGATTGGCAACGAGATAGCGCAGGCGCAGACATTCGACCAGACCAAGCGCACTTTAGCTATCGAATACATGCGCGGCGAGATGAACGATGTTCCCGCCCGTACCAATGGTAGCTCCCAGACCTCCAGAGACGTAGCCGATACGATCCAGGGCATGCTGCCGATGATCGTGCGGGTATTTGCCGCCTCAGACCAGATGGTCAATTACGAGTCGACCCAGCCCGGAGGCGAGCAGGGAGCCGAAGAAGCCAGCGAGTTGATGAACTACGGCTTTTTCCGGGAGAACGATGGTTACCGCATTCTCTACAATGCGACATATGACGCGCTGGTCTTAGGCAATGGAGCGGTGTGCTCCTATTGGTGTCCAGAGCAGAGCAAGACGCAGACCTTCCGCGACAAGACTGAGGAAGAGATTGCCTACCTGTTCAGCGAAGGCTGGCAGGGCAATGGGTCGCTTCCCAAGCAGACCGGCTCGCAGCAGGTTGATGATCCCAATACCGGCCAGATTGGTGAGGTTCCGACTTATACCGTCAAGCTCAAGCAGGTGACCGAGCGTGGCTACATCAAGGATCAGACGCTTAAGCCTGAAAACCTACTCCTCAACGCCAATGCGGTGACCATAGAAGAGGCGAGATTCTGTGGCTATCTGCACGATGATTTGACCCGTTCCGATCTCATGGCAATGGCCGATGAGTACGGTTGGGACAAGGACGTGATCGAGAACCTCCCGAGGTTCAATCTCACCGGCAACAATCAAGTTGATACCGCGCGCAAGGCGCGGCAGACCAATTTCAACAATGATAGCTCTACCGTCAAGAGCGGTGACATTATCGATCTCTACCGCTGCTTCATGCACGCCGATGAGGATGGAGATGGCGAAGCTGAGCTATTGGAAGTCTGGTACGCCGGGAATGCTGGTCAGGGCGAAGTGCTGAGCTCGGAAGAGTGGGATGACGATATCCCCTATACCGACATTCCCTGCTATCCAGTCCCGCATATGTGGCAGGCCGAGAGTGTCTTCGACCGAGCAGCCGATGTGCAGCGCGTCAAAACCATTCTGCTGCGGCAGGCGATAGATAATCTCTATGCCGTCAACAATCCAATGCTGGAGGTTGAAGCCGGGACGGTTGAGAATCCGGATATTCTGGTCAACAAAATCTTCGGCGGCATTGTCTGGCGCAGTAAGAACAAGAACGCTGCAACGAGCCCGATCACCCCGCACGTCACGCCGTTCATAGCCGACAAGGCTTTCCTTGGTCTCCAATATATGGATGATGTGCTGGTCAACCGCACCGGCATGTCTCGTACCTCCCAGGCCCTTGACCCGGACGTGCTGCAAAACCAGACAGCGACGGCGGCACAGCAGCAGCATGATGCTGGGATTTCGCAAGTCGAGCTTGTTGCCCGCAACATGGCGGAGATGGGCTGGTCCAAGGTCTTCTCCAAACGCCGCAAGCTAGCAAAGAAATATCTCAAGGACACGCCGGTTCAAATCCCGAGCCGCAACGGCAAGACGGAAGACGGCACGCAGCAGAACAACGGCTACCGCACTATCCAGGTCGAGCAATGGCAGGATCAAATGGCCTGCACCATCAATGTCGGTTTGGGAACCGGATCGAGAGACCGGGATATGTCTATGCTCAGCCTGATCATGAACGGCCAGATTGCCATGGCTGATCGGCTGGGCGCGGCAGGCTTCAAAAGCAAGGCCATTGAGTTCGTCCCGAAGATTCGGAAGACCGCTGTGGAAATGGCCGAGGCCTCTGGGCTTAAGAACCCGGATGATTACTATCCGCCGATCAGCGACCAGGAATTGCAGCAGATGCAACAGCAGGCGCAACAGCCGCCTCCTCCTGATCCAGCCTTGCAGGTTGAACAGCTGCGCGGCCAGAACGCCAAGGACCTCAAGCAGGTCGATGCCCAGGTGCAGCAGCACAGCGCTGAACTGAAGGCGCAGGGCGACGTGGTCAAGAATCAGGCCGAATTGCAGGCCGACCTTCAGACTGGCGCAGCAGATCGCGAGACCCAGATTCTCATTGAACAAATGCGCCAGCAGACGGAAGCCGCCAAGATTGCCAGCAATGAGCGGATCGAGGCCGACAAGCTCGCTGCGTCGATACAGCTAGAGCGCGAACGCATGGTGCATCAGGCGACTATCGCGGCAAATAAGCCGAAGCCGAACGGAAGCGCGCAAGAGGCGCAGCCGAACTAAACCCCAAGTCCCGGCGATGAGTTGGGCAAGGAGACGAAAATGACGGTTACGCAGAAGTACGATAGCTTTACCTACAAGAGCCCGCGCGGCGATCTCGACATCGTTCGGCCCGCCGATGTTGTCGGAACCATCAATCTCGGCTCGATGGATGCGAGCGGCAATGTGCTTAGCGCCGCTGCGCCTGGGGTTGATAGCAACAACAGCACGGCGGTTGCGCTTGGTGGCAATGCGGTCTTCACCGGTACGGCAACCGATGTCAGCCGCTACACGACCGTCAATGTCAGCGTGTTTGCCGATCAGGCCAGCGCCACCAATGGTCTGTCAATGCAGCAAAGCTCGGATGGCACCAATTGGGACGTTACCGATGTCTATACTGTGCCGATCACTTCGGCAGGTAACGGCAAACCGTATCGCGTCCAGGTTGCGGCCAAGTGGTTTCGTGTCGTCTATACCAACGGGGCAACCCCACAGACGGCTTTCCGCCTGCAAACCGTACTCAAGACCGCCGATGCCAACAATTCTATCCGCATGGCGGATGCGTATTCCAATGAGAACGATGTAAGCCAGACTCAGGCGCTCCCCATGGTCTGGGACCCGGTAGCCAGCGTATGGAACCGTTCTCGTGCCTCAGGGACAACTAAAGCCCTCACTATTACGCGCCCAGCCAACCAAACGCCCTACACGGCGGTTGATGTTGTCGGCGGCCCGCTAACTTTCACCAATATGGCCCCGTGGGCGGGTGAAATCCTCATCACCAGCGCGGCGTTGGAGTGTGACATTGCAGCCGTGCCGGCTGGCATGGTTAATATGCGGCTCTATCTATACAACGTGACGCCGCCGTCTGCGATTGCCGATAACGGCGCATGGGATTTGGCGGCTGGCGACAGGGCTAGTTATCTCGGCTTCATCGATCTGGGAACGCCGGTCGATCTTGGTTCGACACTCTATGTCGAGACCAACAACATCAACAAGCAGATCACCGCCGCTGGCACGTCCATCTTTGGCTACCTCGTCACCATTGGTGGCTATACGCCAGCCGCCAACTCGGAAGTCTATGTAGTGACCTTGCACGCGGCCATCCTGTGAATATTGGCACGCTTCGACGCCTGTTCAGCACTTTCAGTCGCGTACAGCGCGTGGCTGATTCGGCGTTTACGGCAGCAGCGAGCCATATTCTGAGCGGCACCGGCATTGGCACCAGCGCCGTGGCTGGCGGACTATTGCAGATCACCAGCACGACCAATGTCTATTTTTATCGCCCGCTTTATGGGCAAGGCATGATCCTGGAGGCTGGAACCTACAGCACGACCTACACGATTGGCACCTATGTTTCTGGTTCAATCGCCATTGTCGGGGCGGATGATGCAGCGTTCAGCCTGAATCTTGTCTCCGGCACGACGCGGAGCGCTAACGGCACCTATACCGAAACTATTACGCTCGCCCGAGCCGGGTACATTGGCCTGGGCGGTAAGGGTGCGTCCATCGTCAACAGCCTTCAGATCAGCAATTTCACCATTACGAGGGTATCGTGAACGATAAAGAACGATTGGCAGCTGAGGCGGAACGATTGCTCAATGAGCCGTTGCTTGTTCAGGCTTTGGATACTATCATGGGCGAAGCGTTCGCGGATTTCAAACAATTGAAGCTTGGTCCAGAAACGATGCACGAAGCCATTGCGCTGCAACAGCGCATCTTCGTGTGCCAGGAGATTGTTGATCGGCTGAAAACCAACATCATTGCCTCCGGCAAGATGGATGGTGGTCAGCGGGTTGAGAATAAGCCGACTGTCCAATGACAACCCCGGCTGAAATGAGGACTAACTGATGGCTGACAACAACCCTTCCGGTACGGAAACTGTTGAGACACCAACTGCGCCCCCGACGCAGGCCGAAATCCTTGGGGACATTGCCGACTTCCTAGACGACTCTCCTCCGGAGAACCCCGTTGATGGACATGAGGAAGACGCCGCTAAGCCGGGTGAAGAGGATGATCCTCTTGGCCTTGAGGACGATGCGGAAGCCGTAGAAGAGGACGATCCTGACGCCGAGGACGGCTCGGATGCTGAAGTCAAGGGAGGCCGATTTGCACCAGACAGTGCGAAGGTCAAGCTTGAGGACGGCAAGACGATCACCGTTGCGGAGCTAAAGCGAAACAACCTCTATCACGCCGGTTTTACCCAGAAAACTCAAGAGCTTTCCAAGGAAAAAGAGGCTTTCGAGACTGAACGCAAGGGTTGGACCGAGTACGCTCAATCACTGAACCAGACGCGCGACTATCTCGCGTGGTATGCCGAGACTTACCTTCCCAAGCAGCCCGAGCCGTTCAATGGAGCGCCCGACGATTATGTCGGCTTCATCGAATGGCAGAAAAAGAATGCCGAATGGCAAGTGCATGCACAAGCCTATCAGGCATTCATGAGCCAGAAGGAACAGGAACAACAGCGCCAGTACGGGGAAACCGCAGCGCAGGCCAAGAAGCGGCTTGCCGAAGAGCGGACCAAGTTGCTGGAGGCGATTCCGGTTCTCAAGGACGCAACCAAGGGCAAGAAGGTTTGGGACAACATCGTCAGTGGTGCACAGACGCACTATCAACTGACGCCCGAGGAAGTCAATTCGGTGGGCGACCATCGAATGCTGAAGGTGCTGAGGGATGCGCTGGCCTACCAGCAAATCCGTTCCAAAGCCCCTACGGTCAAGGCAGAGGCCGCCAAGAAGCCGGTTAATCCCGGTAAACGGCAGCAACCCACGGCGATGGTAAAGAAAGCGGCGGAAGGTCGGCTTGAGCGGCTGAAGCGGAATCCCACTCTTGAGAATGGGGCCGCATCCCTCATGGACTTCGATCTCTAGGAGATACTATGGCCCAGGCCGCTAATACCTGGGAAACTTACGACGCAGTCGGCAACCGTGAAGAGCTTTCAGATCGCATCTGGATGATCACGCCCGAGAAAACGCCGTTTCTTTCCCTCATCGGACGCCGCAGCGTCAAGTCTATCCACCCCGAGTGGCAGACCGACACGCTCGCAACCCCCGTTACCACCAATAATCAGCCGGAAGGCAACGATTGGTCCTATGATCCTATCGTCGCCACGACCCGCATTGGTAACTACACGCAGATCAGCGAAAAATCGTTCCTGATCTCGCGTACCCAGGAAAACACCGACAAGGCCGGACGTAAGTCTGAGCTTGCGCGTGAGACTGCCAAGAAGAGCACCGAGCTTAAGATCGATATGGAAGTCACCGCGCTTGCCAATCAGGCCAGTTCGGCGGGTTCCGGCAACGGCGCGACCAACCGGACCTCTGCCGGGTATCGTGCGTGGCTCACCACCAATGATGATCTTGGTGCGGGCGGTGCATCTGGTTCGTTCTCGGCTGGTATTCAGTCGGCGGCGACCAACGGCACGCAGCGCGCATTGACCAAGGCGCTGCTCGACAGCGTGATCCTGAACGTTGCCAACGCTGGCGGCGATCCGGAAGTCATCATGCTCAGCAACTACAACAAGCAGGTGTTCAGCCGTATCCTGGATGACGCCGATGTGGTTTCGCTGCGCAAGGAAGTAGGGAAGGGCGAAGCGACCATCGTTGCGGCTGCCGATACCTACCTCTCTGACTTCGGCACCCTGACCGTGGTTCCCAACGTGCAGATGACCCGAGCCGGTGCGGCAGTTGCCCGTAACGTGTTCATCATCACCCCGAACATGGTCTCGCTGGGTATCTTCGATGACATCATGGTCAACAAGCCCGCTCAGACCGGTGACGCTCAGAAGCGTGTCATCAACGTCGAATGGACACTGCTCATGAACAATGAAGCGGCCCATGGCGTCGTTGCCGATACTTTCGGCCTCACGGCTAGCACGTAAGGAGATCATCATGCCAGTCGCTCTTCAGCCCATGACCACGACCTCCACCGGCCTTACGCTGGCGCGCAAGGTTCATGGAGAAACCGAACTTCTCATCAATACCAATTCGTCGGGAACCAGCACCTTTACGCTCCCGACTGCGACGGGAAGCGGGACCAAGTTCCGCCTCATCAACAACGTCCAGCAGACGCAGGGCACACTCGTCATCACCGGTACAACCGGTGATACGCTAGTGGGCAAAGCGCTGATGTACGATTCGACGGCCGCTGCCGATGCCCTGATCTTCATGACCACGGCAACCACCATCAAAACGACCTGGAACCGCACCACGCAGGGCGGCCTTGGGTACGATGAGATGGAGGCCATCGATGTTGCGGCCAACGTCTATGAGGTTGTCGTGACGTGCAATGCCTCGGGCACCATCATCACGCCGTTCTCGGCCTAAGCCATCCGGGGAGCGGGGCAAACGCGCTTCGCTCCCAACCATTCACGGGCGCTCCCGGCCCAAACTGAAGGATCATCTAAATGGCTCTCTCCGCAGGTTCCGCCGTTTCAGGCGCAACGACAAGCCGAGAACTGAACAAGCTCTCCTATGCCGTAGCTAACGTCGCCAATGCTATTGATACCCTGGCAACCGGCGATAAGTTCCTCGTCTATGATGCCTCAGCAGATTATGAGGCTAAGTACGTTGAAGCACAGACGATCAATGCCTCCGGGCGTATCGTCACTACGACTCTGACGGCGCTCTCCCTGACTTCAACGCAGCATGCCGAACGTATCCTGCTCATCAACACCAATTCGAGCGGCACGAGTACGTTCACCCTGCCCGTCGCTAGCGGGTCTGGTTCTCGGTACCACTTGGTCAACAATGTGCAGCAGACCCAAGGTACGCTGGTTGTGACTGGCGCAACTGGTGACACGATTACCGGCAAGGCGTTGATGTTCGACTCCACCGCAGCGGCGGATGCGATGATCTTCATGTCTACTGCGACCTCGATCAAGGCCACATGGAACCGCACGACGCAAGGCGGGCTCGGCTATGACGAGTTCGTTGCGGTCGATATCGCGGCCAACAAATGGCTGGTAACGGTCAGTTGCAATGCCTCCGGCACGATCATCACTCCGTTGTCGGCCTGATCCATGAGCACAGAAGACGAAACCATTGTCCTGGAAGGTGTGTCGGTTCTGATCGGCATGCCAACTGCGCCCAAGACCGGAGTGCCCATCCAGACCGTGCTGTCCCTTGTCGGGACAGTCGAGCACCTGACCCGCGCCAAGATCGATTTCGGCATGTGTTCGGAAGTGAGCGGCACGGTGCAGATGGGACGCGATGCCATCGTTGCCGACTTCCTCGAAACAGATAAGCAGAAGCTGCTCTGGATCGATAGCGACATGGTGTGGACGCCCAAGGACGTGTTTCGCCTTTTGGCGCTCTCAACCAAGTTCGACGTGATTGCCTGCACCTACCCGGCAAAGGTGGATAAACCGTCATTCTACGTCAATTACGAGCCCGGCCAATACGATGTGAACAAGTACGGCCTGTTGCCCGTCAAGGGCGTAGGGCTTGGCTTCACCATTGTGGATCGCAAGGTCATGCAGCAGCTATCGGACAGCAAGCCGCCGCTGTTCGATGAACTAAGTCAGCGCAACCTCAAGGCCATCTTCGATTTCGATGTCCACAATGGCAAACGGCGCAGCGAGGATATGAAGTTCTTTGATGATCTCCGCGCCCTCGGCCATACCGTGTGGATGGATACCCTGACCAATCTGGGTCACATCGGGGATAAGCAATGGACCGGCGACGTGCGAGCGGCGCTGATGAATGAGAACCAAGATCAGAAAGCAGCTTAGGAGACGACGCCATGAGTGACGAGACTGAAGATAAGACCGTTGCGAAGCCACGCCGTGGCCGTCCGCCCCTCCCGCGCGACCCAGCTATTGAGGCTGCGTTGTCTCCTAAGCCAGCCGAGCCGGGAGAGGAAGGATTCGAGTTATACGCATCCGTTCCCAAACCGACGATGCGCAGCATGGAACTGAAGCGCCATTATCGTCCGCATCTGGGCTATGAACTTGTCGGCTACAACCGGCCCGAGATCAAACGCAAGGGGCCTGACGGCAAGGAAACGACGATCCAGGAAGCTGCCTTCATTCCGGATGTAATGGCTCCAAGCCCGATGCCTGGCGTTGATGTCCAACACAAGGTCTGGGCAACGACAGTTATCAGGGTTCCCGTCGAAGAGGCGCGTATCATGCGCCAGAACGGTATCGCGGATGCTACCGTCGAAGACTAAGCTCACTGCCGAGGACGTGAAGAACTGTACCTTCACCTTCTCGCATTTCGATGGCCCATATCGCGTTTCCATCGGGCGCGGTACGCACCCTGTGACGGGTGTTCCCATTGAGGTGATGCAGCGCGAGTTTATCGAGGACGAGCATCTTCAAAGCCTCAATACCGAGGAACGCAATGCTCGTGATGCGCGTCCATGGTCAAGCGGCATGGGCTCGGACAAGGGCGGCAACATGCCATTGGTGCGGGTGGCCAGAACGCCGCTCGCAAAGTGGTTTGCCGATGTTGGGTCGCGTCTCAAGACCGAAGGGCGAGACTATCAAAACTGGTGGCTCAATCGGCCTGAGAACCAACCCTTCCGGACGAAATCGGGGAAGCTATGAGCAACGTTATTTACCCGAAGTTTATCACCAAACTCGATCTACCAGCCGAGCGTGTGCTTGAGGCGGCGATTGAGGCTGGCGTGACCGATGTCGTGCTGGCTGGATACGATGAGGACGGGAACGAGTACTTCGCTTCATCGGTCGCAGACGGCGGCACCACCTTGTGGCTTCTAGAGCGCTGCAAACGACAATTGCTCAACGGCGCGGATGAGATTGAGTAGATGTCCTTTCTCTCTTCGCCCACATACGCGACCTTAACGACCTCGTTAGCAACGTGGGCACGCCGAACGTTCTCATCTGATCAGACCGATGAGTTCATTGCTCTCTTCGAGGCTTATGCTAACCGCAAGCTTGGCTCAAACTATCTCCGCAAGACCACCAGCACCGTCAATACCGACGCCAATGGCGTTGGCGCGATCCCGACTGGTGCGGTGCGGATCGAGTCCATCACCCGCAACGTGCTTGGCTCTGTGCCATTAACGCAGGTGAGCTGGAACGCCTTTGTGGATCGCAACCCATATCAGATCGGTGCGGATGCGCAGGTTTATGCGCTCAAAGGATCATCGTTCTACGTGACGCCGGTCACTGACGATGACTTCCTTGTGGTCTCCTGGCAAAAGCTCACCGCCTTAAGCGGGTCGAATACGACCAACTGGCTGCTCCTCTTGGCTCCGGATATTTACTTCTCCGGATGCAGAGCCATCCAATGCGCCTTCAATGAGGATGAGACGCGGGCTGCGTTCTATCAGTCTCGTGTCGATGACTTCCTGCAAGATTTGAAGATACAGGCCGATGTGGCTGAGTACGGCCATGCCGAGGCATCGCAACCCGTGGAGCCGGTCTGGAACCTCTAAATGCAGTTCCCTTTTGTTGATCCTCAGAGCGGTACGAGTTACGCCCCGGATCGTGGGGAATTTGGTGCGCCAGTTCTGGTCGCGGACGGTGTGCTGCCGACAATTGACGGTTATGCGCCATTTCCGAGCCTCTACGTCACCTCCGGTGCCACGGCCTTAGCGAGTTCGCCGCGCGGCGTTTACTCGCTGGTGCTCAACTCCGGCTCCTGGCAGGCGTACGAGTTTACCGCTGACGCGCTTTACCAACTCCAATCTGATTACACGCTGGTCTCGGTTGCCTCGGGCTATGCGTGTCCTACTGGGTATGACTGGTCCGGCCTTCACTTCGGCACGAAGTTTCTATTCACCAACACTGTTGATGGGCTCAAGAGCTATGACGTTGAGGCGGGCGGCGCGGTTACTGCGATTTCCGCTGCTGGCGCTCCGGCATTTATCTTTTCATGCGCCAACTTCATCGTGGCGCTCAATTGCCTCGATGTGAACGGCAACCGCGATATCCGGCTAATCAAAACCTCCGGGTTTAACGATCAGACCAATTGGACAACGGACGGTGCTGACTATCAGGAACTAGCGGACGGTGAGCAAATCCTTTGCGGCTTTGACCTCAAGAACAATACGGCGTTGATCGTCCAGTCTCGTGCGCTGGTTCGCATGGTGTTTGGTGACGCGGCTGGCGGAGCGCAGTTCTCATTGCGTAAGGTTTCGGATGGCAAGGGTGCCGTAGGGGCCAAGGCGTGCTGTTCGTTCGATGGCATGGTCTTTATGCTCCAGACCGATGATTTCTATATGTACTCAGAGGAAACCGGGCTCGTCCCTATCGGGGCCGATTTGACGGCCCGCACCTTCCTTGCCTCTGTCGATCAGACGCAGTTTGGCCTAGTCCAATGCGCCGTTGACCCGCTGCACAAGGTGGTGCTCTGGCGCTATAAGCGTTCGATAGATAGCTCGTTAAGCGTTTCCGAAGTCGCCATCGGTTACGAATGGCACCTGAAGCGCTGGTTCACCATCACAGAGCAGACCAGCTATCTCACTCGACTAGCGACCGTGGCCGTTTCCTACAATGTGGCGACAGGCACCTATGACAGCCAGACATTGACCTATGATGATCTGTTCTGGTCCGGCGCTGCGCCGCTATTCGGGGCTTTGGACGAGAACTACAAATTCGGAGTGTTCACCGGCACGAACCTAGCGGGCACCATCACCACGCGCGTTGCCAATTCACCCAACAGCGGATTGCTGCAATGGGCAACCCCGATTGACGATTGCGCCACCATGACGCTTGAGCTTGGCGTCAAGGACCGTCTCGACGCCTCGACTTCATGGAAGACAGCGCAATCGAAGGGCGAGAACGGCGCAGCGCCGCTTGATGGACGCGGGCTCAATATCCAGTTCCGGTCCAACTATCCTGCGGCTGCGACCTGGAGCTATGCGAAGGGCGTGGATAGAGTCGTGGGCTCAACGCAGGGGCCAAGATGAGTACCGTGCAAACCTCATTCCTATTCTCTGACGGGCAGGCTACCCCGATCCTGCAAAAGATCACGACCAACTCGGCCACAACCGTGACGGCGGCGGATGCGTCGACAGGTCAGGTCAATATCGTCAATTTCAGCGTCAATGAGAACGCCGGGTCAACACCCGCTCTAACGGTCGATCTCTATGATGGGACGACGACCTACGTTCTCATGGACACGTCGAAGGTGGTTTGGAACGCGAAGGCCGTAACGGCGCGGCAGTCGGTGGAGTTTGGCAGCCTCACGATCCAGAAGGGCTTCAAACTCAGGATCACGTCCGATGATGCAGCAGGCAAATTCGATGTTATCGGCACTAAGGTTGGACGGGCGCGCTAGCGTATGAACGGGATTTCAGTTAATGTTGGCGAAATCGTCCGAGGCGTTAAGGTTCCTAATGGTGAAGGGCAGATCGTTTTCGAGATTTACCAAGAAGGCGACCGCATGTGCTGTGGCGTTCTTACCCTCAAGGGCTATCTCTCCGAACCTCCGAAAGCATGGTTGACCACGATGCGCAAGACACTCGCCAAGATTGAAGACATGGCCCGCGATTCGGGCTGCGATGAGCTACGCATTGCCGGTCGCAACTGGGGCCGAATTTTCCCTGACTATGAGCCCTATGACGGGCCTCGCAACGGCATCCGGAAGGTTCTCTGAATTGGGCGACTCTACCACGACCACCTCAAACACCAGCAGCACGCAGCCGACCAATCCGCAGGTTACGGCAACGACAAACAATCTGCTGACCAAGCTCGATACCGCGACGAATGCGGGCGTTCCGGTCTTCAACAAAAGCCTCTACGCACCGAGCGGCGCAACGACGCAGCAGGGTCAAAGCATGGCCTTAGGAGCGGCCAACAACCCGACCTATAGCGGCGGCGTCAGCAGCGCGTTGGGGTACGACAGCAATCTCATCAACAATGGTGGATTGACGCCGGAACAGCAGCAATTATCGCAGCAATACAAGACTCTCGGCGACGCTTACGATACGTCGAATCCTGCCGAGCAGCGATTGCGCTCAAACTTGGTCGATACGACCATGCAGAACGTTGGAAGTCTGTACAACAACAGCGGCCGGTTCGGCGGCGGCAGCTTCAACGAGTCGCTAGGCAAGGGGCTTGGCGATGCGCTGGCAGGCTTCGATACGAACATCTATGACCGGAACGTTGCCAACCAGTACAATAGCTTGGGCGCACAAGCCGGGCTGCAACAGCAGGGCATCAACAACACCGGCAATGCAGCCGCAGCGCTTCCAGGGCTGTTCAGTGCCGGTCAATTGCCAGCTAGCATCTATGGCTCAGTCGGTAGTTCACAGGATGCAAATACCAACGCGCAGTTGCAGGCTGAGAATGACCTGTACCAGCGTACCCAGGGCGCACCATGGGAAACCCTCGGGCGCGCGTCGTCTATTCTAAATGGCACCGCTGGCGCTAGCGGGAGCACGACTACAAGCACAAGCACCCAACCGACACAGCCCTGGTGGATGCAAGTTGGCGGCCTTGGGCTCGGTCTAGCAGGAGCGCTGTTGTAAATGGCCGGGATTCTGGGCGCACTTGGGGTTGATAATGGCTTCACCAATTGGTGGGACCAGCACCGCAATGCGATTACCAATTTCGGGGCGGGACTCGCAAACCCACAGCCGGGGCTTGGCAACGCTACTGCCGGTCTAGCGCAGGGCGCACAACAGGATTCGGCCTATGCAATACAGCAGAAAGCCGAAAAGGACCGTCTCGACAACATCAACAAAACAGCCTCATGGCTGAAACAGAACTATCCGCAGTTCGCCGCCCTTCCTCCCGAACAGGGGTTTCAGCTTGCCGCGCAGTTGCAAGCCAAGCGGGAGGCATCCTCAACGCAGGCTGATCCATCCGATGTGGCGACCTATAAATTCTATGCCAATCAGGAATTGCAGGGCGGGCGTCAGCCGAAATCATTTGAGGACTGGCAGACCGGTATGCGCACGGGTGTCAAGGGCAGCCTTGGCAACACGTTGCCGTTCCTAGACCCGAAGACCCAGCAGCTTCACCCGATCCAGGTATTTTCTGATGGGTCAAGGCAGGATTTGGTGACGGGTGCCCCGCCTGATCCGTCTCTCATCTATTCGCCATACGATTTAGCGGCGGCGAAGGGTGGAGGTGCTGGGGATGCAGCAAACGCTGTTGCGGCGCGCAATGCTTTGCCTGCTGCTACGCAGGCATTTGACATGGCGAACAAGGCTGCCGACGATCTCCTAAACAACACTCAGGGGATGGCTGATCAGTTCGGCAAGACCCTTGGCGTGTTTCCAAATCAGCTAACACCGGATGTCTGGCCGCTGACGCAGCCCGGTTCGCCAATGTCGCTCTTCCGGACGCAGCTTAAGCAGGGGCAGGGCAACGCCTTCCTTCAGGCGCGCAATGTGCTTAAGGGCGCAGGACAAGTCACAGATTACGAGGGCGCGAAGGCGGAGTCGGCTTACTCCCGCATGGCGCTTGCCGCTCAGAACAACAATCAGGAAGAATTCATTACCGCCGTTCAGGACTTCAAGCAGGCCGTGGCCGAAGGTTTCCAAAAGCTTAAACAGGCGGCGGCGGGTGACTATGCTGCTGGGAATGTCCCTGGCTTGCAGGGTGGGCAGCCTCAGACGAGTGGCGGCGATCTCTCCGGCATGTCGGACGTCGATCTCCTCAACGCCCTGAACAACTGATGGCCGATAAGCTCGCAATCATGGCAGAACTGAACCGCAGGGGGAAACTCCCTCCGGATAAGGCTGCTTTGTTTGCCGAGGCGGTGAAGCGCGGACTGGTGCCGAGCCAAAGCGAAGCCGCGCCGCAAGGGATTGTCCCTGGCTTTACACCCGGCACACCGCCGTCACCGGATCAGGTCAAGGCACTTGCGGGTCAGTACGGCAATACGGTCAACGGTCAGGCCCCTCCCGCGTATCAGCAGCCATCTCCGCGACCTGACCTGATGAGTTCCATCGGGGCTACCGTGCAGGGCCTTACCGGCTCGATTCCTGGTCTCAATCAAGCATCCGATGCGCTATTGGCGGGCGGGCAGACGATTGGTGATATCTTTGCCAATCGTCCCGGCTCGCTGTCGCAGCACTACGGCGAAATCCAGCAGCAGCGGAACAGGGTTGCTGAACAAGCTCCCGTCGCGCAGGCCCTAGGCGGCGTTGGTGGCATGATGGCTGGAACGGGCGCTCTTGGTGCATTGCCGGGCGGCATGGAAGCGCTCGGGCTGGCTGGTTTGTTCGGTAAGCAGCTTCTCAACTCATCGCTTGCGACAGCAGGCTATGAAGGCTTGCAAGGGCTCGCCCACGGCCATACAGGCGCACAGCTTCTTGGCGACGAAGGTATCGGCGGCATCAGTGGTCTAGGTGGTTCGCTGCTTGGGCAGGGATTGAACAAGGCCGGGGAAGGCATCTCAAACGCCGTGACCAAGCGTACGCAAAGCGCCTTGACTAAAACCGCTATTGCGGACGCCCCGGCTGCATCCGATCTATTCAGCGCCGGGGCGCAGCTATTTGACGCCTCGACGGGCGGCACACCGCTTCAGGTGACCAAGGATGCCTATGGCAAATTACTGGACCGAGTACAGGTTGCGACCCAGAAGTTCCGCCCGAATGAGAACACCAGCAAGGAAGCGGTTGGCGTCCTTCAGAAGTTCTCTAAGGTGGCTAGTGAACTTGCTGATCCGAGTGCTGGTGTGGCGGTTGATTTCAAAGACCTTCACATTCTTCGGCAGTCGGCGCAGCGGGTAACGCAACAAGCGCAGGCGAGCGATGAAAGTAAGGAAATCAGCGGCATCATCGTTCGCCAAATCGATGATTTCATCAAGAGCTTGAAGCCCGGCGACATTGCCGGTGGTGCTGATCCGAAAGAAGCCGGGAACGCGCTTCTGACGGCGATTTCAACGTGGCACAAGGCATCTAAGGTCTCGATGATCGAAGACGCCATTAAGCAAGCGGATACCTATAAAACCAGCTACGAGACCGGCCTGAAAACTGCCTTTACCAATCTGATGAAAACCCCCGAGTACAAAAGCAACATCTTCACTCAGATTGAGAAAGATGCCATCCGGCAGGTTGCCAAAGGAACGCCTGGGCAGAATCTTGCTGAGCTTATCGGCAGGATGGGCTTCACGCTCAAGGGCGGCATCGGAGCTAATATGATCGGCGGTGGCGGCTCAACAGCGGCCTTGACTGGCGCGTTTGCCCCGCTTGGACCTTTTGCCTTCCCGGCCGCTTTGGCGACGACAACTACAGCAGGCAAGATCGGACGCGAGATTTCCAGTCATATCGGAATATCAGCAGCGAACCGTGCGGCTCAAATCATGGCAACCGATGCCATTCCGGTAGCTCGGCAGGCACCGAATCTACTGGCACCACTGGCTAAGCCGCTCTCGATCATGGTTCGCGGCGGTATCCCGGCGACTGCGGGAGCTAGATAGCTGTGCCGTTGAAAACACGCATTCCATACCAGACGGCGGACAGCACAGCGATGCTGAGCCAGAACTTCCATGTGAGCCAGATCGGCTTTTGGTACGGCGTGGCGCTATCGAATGGATTTGGACCTGAATCAGTCGGTAACCTGACGTGCAGTTTCTCGCGCATGCAATCCTCCAATGCGGAGGAACATAGTGTCTGAACGCGATGTCATCAATACCGCTATCGCCGAAGCTGGGGGCCATGAAGAAGGGCTTCGGGCGGTATTTTATACAATCGTCAACAGGGCGGCTCGTGACGGCAAAACCCCGGCACAGGTAGTTAAGCAGCGCAACCAGTATGAGGGTTACTCAAATCCCGGCCCCGCATCCGTCAAGGCGCAGTCTGACCCGAAAGTACGGGCCAAGGCCGAACAGATTTGGCAGCAGGTACAGGCTCGCGCTATCCCTGACCCGACTGAAGGCGGTTTTAATTTCCGCGCGGAAGCGGCGTCGAAAGGCCTAGAGGCCCCCAACGGCACGGTCAACATCAACGGCAATGTGTTTGCCAAGGGCAGCGGTGCGCCGAAGACGGCCCTTTCGGCCATTAATGCAGTTGCACCCATTCCAATGCCGCGACCCAACGTAGCGGAAGCCTACGCGCCTTCTAGCAACGTCAAAGCCATCTCAGTTAATCCGAACGGTCAGCCAGCTTCGCTGGTCGATGCGCTCAGCGCCAAATACAGCGCGGTCCGGCCGACCTCCACGGCTGACGCGGGTGGCATCTACAAAGGCTTTAATCTGCCGACCGCAACGCCATTGCCTGGAACGCCGCTGACCTCGCATTCGGTCCGAACGGTCCAGATCAACCCAACAACTGGCAATCCATACACGGGGCAGGAACTTGCGCAGCAGGCGGCTAACACTGCCGCCGCGAGGATGCGTGGTTCGATGCCAGCGGGCCGGACTGCAAACATCCCAGCGGTTCCCCAGCTGGTTTCTGTTAAATCTTCGGCCAATCAAGTACCTCCGCCCAAGGTCACGTTCACCACAGGCAATCCGGTGCCGTCGATTGTTCCCTCGTCGGCGTCTGGATCGATCAAGACCAACGCGCAGGCTGGGAATGTCGGCTTGCCCCCCGGCGTGGTGCCGAAGCAGGCGGCGGCTGATTTGGCGAGAGTTAGTGCCCTGCAAAGTTCACGGCCTGCTCCGCCCTCGTCCTATGGCAGCGCCTTTACAGGCGGGTTTGGCTCACCGGCCTTTGCCCCTCCGGTTGCCGCCACTGTCCCTGGCCCGGCTCGGACGCTAGCCGCCAACAAAGACACGTCTCGGCTGAGTACGTCTTTGCCGCCGATGGCGTATGGAAGCATCAATCCAACCGCCCCCGGCGTAGCCGCTATCAACACCGCGACCATTTCCCTACCCCGTCCGCGTCCTGACATTCAGCTTCCACGCATCCCCGTGCGCCCGCCAGCCGCCATGCCGCTTACACAATTCAACACGGTCAATCCAACCAGTCAGATCATGCCGCGTATGTCCAGTGGCTTCAACAGCAGCCCTATCGGGCATGTCGCCAGCTTGCTTCAAGGCCAGCCTATTCAGGGCGGGCTGCTTGCTGCGCTGTTCAACCAAGGGGCAAATACCAACACGCCCGCTCCGCCGTCCGTCCCACAGTCACCGCCTGCAATCCCGGCGAGCGTCCACGCAGCACTTATGGCCCAGCAATCACCCGATCAACGTGGTCAGGCTGCGTTGCGTGCTTCAGGCATGTTGGACTCGTTCGGGATGATCCGATGACCTTTGAAATCAACCGAAAATACGTTAAGGTTCCGACATGGCTTTGAACAGCATTTTTGATCTAAGCACGACACCAGGGTCCAACACGGATTTTTCAGGTACGTCTGTGCTTGGGACCGGGCTGGTCTCGACCGCCGATGATAGTTTCCGCAATCTGGCGGCTTTCCTTGCTCAGTACCGCAACGACACATCCGGAGCCGCTACAACGGCTGGCACAGATACGGTCACGGTCACGCTCGCCAGCACGATCACCAGCATCACGACTGGTTTCATGTGTTTGGTGAAGTTCGGCGGCACAAACACTGGCGCGGCGACATTCAATCCGAACTCGCTTGGAGCCAAGAACGTCAAAGTCATCGATGCCAGCGGTAGTTCGGTTAATCCCTCTGCCGGGCAGATGCTAGTCGGGAACTATGGTTGGTTCCGCTATGACGGCACCAATATGATCCTGCTCAATCCGGCACAGAGCTTGAGTGCCTATCTGCCACTCGCAGGTGGCACGATGACGGGGCAGTTGATCAACACTGCTTCCTCGGTGGGCTACACGCCTATTCAAGTGATCTCGACTGAGGCCGCAGCGGCGGCTGGTCCAATCATTGAGGACTATCGCAATTCCCCGTCAGCGGCTGTCAATGACATTCTAGGTCAAGCCCTCCATACCGGACAGAACTCGACTCCGGCAAAGGTCACGTATGCTCGGGAAGAGACCGTAATTGTTAGCCCTACTGCCGCCGCTGAAAGCGCTACGCGGGACTTCTACGTCAAATCTGGCGGCGCGGATATCCTAGCCTTTTCAGCGCAAGGAACGGGTTTCCCGCTCACAAACCCAATCAATCTAGGACTTGCCGCATCGGTTGGCTCCAGCGCTTTGACGGTCTCCCTAAAAGGTGTGAACGGTAGCGATCCGTCCGCCAGCAACCCGGTTTTTATCCCATTCCGAAATGTCACTGCCGCGACTGGCACGCCATCTTATCTAGCCGTCACCGCCGCTACATCCATTGTAATTTCCTCCGGTTCCACAATGGGCTTTACCAGCGCTGTAGCGGGACGGCTGTGGATTGTTGGTTTCAATGATGGTGGAACATTCAGACTTGGCTTGGTTAATGCCCTGAGCGGCACGTCGATCATGGCGATCCGCGACGGTATTTATTCATCCACCGCCGAGGGTGGAGCGGGCGGGGCTGATAGCGCACAGGTGATTTATACCGGCACGGCGGTTACCTCGAAGGCCATGACGGTTCTTGGGTATCTTGAAGCCACGGAAGCCACTGCTGGAACATGGGCAACTGCTCCATCCTTGATCCAGATCAGGACTCCTGCAACTCCGTTGCCTGCCACTCCAATCAATACCGTAAGTCTTGAGACGGGGGCCGTGGCATCAGGTTCTACGACAATCCCAATAGATGATACGATCCCGCAGAGCACCGAGGGTGTGCTGTTTATGACAGCACCGGCCATAACTGCGACATCGGCAGTTAATGTCCGTAGGTCGGAAGTGGTCATCAACGTAGGGCACTCGGTAAATACTGCTCTGCTCATCGCGGCTCTATTCAAGGATAGCGATACGGATTCTCTGGCTGTGTCACTGACGATCAATAATGGTACGGGCGGCAACGGCTCGGCTATGGCGTTCACGCAGCAGGCGGTCTTCGGCTCTACCTCTGCTCAGACGATGAAGGTCAGGGCAGGAAGCCCTAGCGCCGGCACAACGACATTCAACGGTACGTCCGGCTCTCGTATGTTCGGCGGCGTTTTTCTGTCTAGCCTTCGGGTATTGGAGATCATGGCATGACGTTCGTCGTTTACACTCAGAATCCGACATTCCCGGCAACGGATCAAAGCCCCAACTGTGTTCGCTATCAAGTTGGGAACCAATGGGTAGATAGTGACCTCGGCGTCCAGCCGACACAGGCGGATATTGATGCACTATCCGCGCCTGGAATCGCTGAAATAGCGCGCAGGGCTACGCTCAAAGGCAACGCCCGCGCTGTAGTTCTCATCAATGCCCTGACCACTAAGGATGATGTTGCGCTGAATGCAGCCGTTGCAGCCCGCTACCCTGGCTTAGCTGGTGATGCCATCAAAGCCGTGCAAGATATCGCTCTGGTCATGGCGTACCAATACCGGAACGGCTCATGACCTTCTTCAATACCATCTCTCTGGATAAATATTTAGCCGCTACGCGGGGACGCTAGATGCCCAAACTGAGTGCTGCTTCACAAGCCAGACTTAACGGGGCGCATCCGTCGCTCAAGAAGCTGTTTACCGCCGTTGCCGAGACCGAGGACATCACCATCCTTGACGGGCAACGCGGCAAAGAGGCTCAGGAAAAAGCCTTCTCCGAGGGTCACAGCCGGGCGCACTTCGGACAGTCTGCCCACAATTGGGCTCCCGCTCTGGCGCTCGATGTCTGCCCGTACCCCATCGATTGGAAAGACATCCCGCGCTTCGTGGCGCTAAGCAAAGTGGTGAAGGCCAAAGCCAAGGAGCTTGGAGTCGATATCACATATGGCGGTGACTGGAAATCGATCAAAGACTACCCGCATTACGAATTGTCGGATTGGAAAGCACTCTCGAAGACCAACATCGTCCGCCCCTACGCAGGTTAACCCGAAAGGACCTCCCTTCAAATGTCTAACTTCGATGCCTCTGCACTTCAACGCCAACTGATCACTAAGGGCTTTCTCGATGCCCTGGATGCCAATGGTAAATCCAACATAGACGGCGTGTTTGGGACCGTCTCTCAAGCTGCGCTGGTCAAGTATCAGGAATCCGTCAATCTGCCGCCTACGGGTCAGCCAGATGATGCTACGATGCAATCGCTTGGCCTAGCGGCGAAGGCGCCGGAAGTGGTCAAGTGGTCACTACCGACTTTCTCCATCCCTGCCCTCGCCAGCGATTACGTGATCAACTGGATCACCAGCAAGATCAACATCTGGGCGGCTGCGATGGCGCTGGTCATCATCGGCTTCGTCAATACCAAGTTTGGTCTGAACCTCGATGCCGGAGCAACGGCTGGCGTTACGTCCATCCTCGTCACCGTGATGATGGGCGGCGTCTGGGTGTTGCGGACGTTCTTCCTGAAGCCGAAGGTCGTCGCCGGGAAGGTTGCTCTTCCGACGAACTGATTAGCGGGCTGGCTGCAACAGGCTCGCGAGGCAACGTTTGCCAGCCCCTAACCACTGAACATGCGAAATAGACGCAATTGGCTCAATACGTTACATAGAGATTAGTTTCAACCGGAAGGGCCGAGATCGGCAGAAATGAGATTGGTTTGGGCGATTTTCTGTCATCAAGCGTTGCATTAATCAGCGCAAAGTTCCTCACCATCCTAGCGAGTTTGACAATGGCAGGCATTGCAGTTGGGCTAGACGCCAAACGCCACAGCTTCCCTAGCGCCATGCTGGCGATATTTGCTGGGACTGTGGTGGGCGTCATTGCGGCGTCTTCGATCACGGCACTTTTTGGTTGGGACGAGAGAGTTGGCTACGGCATCGCTTCAATCGCGGCGGTAAGCTCGAACAATCTGGTGCGCTGGCTGCTTCGCGTATCTCAGGACCCCACTTCATTGCTGCGGCTTTGGTTCAATCGGGGCAAGGAATAAGTGGTCTCCCTGCTCAAGGACATCCTGGACCCAACCGACAGCAGCCTGTTGGCAGACCTCGCCAGAGGTTCGCCCATGACCTTCGTGGTGGTCAATGAGGATCACATCATCGTCGCCATCGAAGGCGGTCAGCTAATGGATGCGCTGGGCTATGCATGGCCTACGGAACTGATCGGCCAGCCAGTCGAGATATTCCTGCCGCGAGACAAGCGGGAAGCGCATAAGGGGTGGTTCGATGCCTGGATCAACCAGCCTGTGGAGCGGCCATTACGCGAAGCGCAACCGATGACTGTGCAACGTAAGGACGCCGGGACCGTTAAGGTTCGTATCAGCATCAAGAAGCTGTATCTGCCGGACGGTGCTCGTCTCGGTTCTGAATACGCTGGCAAGCCGTTTATCGGAGGCGTGGCTTATTGCTTCACGCTATAGCCGGTGACCCTATCGCCAGAATGGATACTTGGCTCCCTGATTACCATCCTGGGATTGGTTCTAGGCTATGCGTTCAAGATGATTGCCGATCTCAGCGCCAAGCTGGATACCGTCGAGCGCGACTATGTTCGGCGAGATGACAATGACGGCAAGATCGAGCGCATCGAGCGTGGCGTTAGTGAGGTCAAGACCGATCTCAAAGAGACCAATTCCATGCTGATCCGTGTTCTTGTCGCCCTAGGGAAACAAGTCTAGGGTTCAGGCGTTATAGATAGCGCACCATTCGGTGCGGGGGAGTACTCCCATGTTCGCTACCATTTTCTCGATTATCGTAGTCCTGGCCGTTCTCGCTATCGTCTACCTGATCGTCATGTGGGCGGTTGGCGAGTTAGGACTTCCGGGACCTAGCGCCCAGATCATCAAAATCATCATGGTGCTGGTTGTCCTCGGCGTGCTGCTGCTCTACGTCCTTCCGAGGGTGCTTGGCCTATTCGGCGTAGACCTCGGAATCCACTGACACAGCCCATACATAAACCGGCGCTAGGCTCCGACCATGCCTTGGATAAGCTCGACAGAACTTTGGCGTTTGAAGCAGGGCCAGTATGACGCTCGGCTCATTCATGACGCCCTTGCCAGCCTGCAACAGGCTTTCGTCAATCTCAACCAGAAGGTGAATACCATGTCCCAAGTTATCGACCGTCTCACAGCTTCCGTGACCAACCTGACCACTGTTGACGATTCGCTCGTCGCGCTCGTTACCAATCTGGCTCAGACCATTCGTGACAATGCCACCGATCCCAAGGCCCTGAACGATCTGGCTGACAAGCTGGACGCCGAGTCGGCCAAGGTGTCTGAGGCTGTCACGGCCAACACCCCGGCAGAACAGCCGTAACCCCCTCCTGAACGTATGTTCGGTTACTCATAGCCCTTCCATGTAATGTGGGAGGGTTTATTAAATAGCCGCCAAGAGGCGGGGGAAGAAAGAAACGGTGTCCTGCTGCTTAGACGACTTCCCAAGTGTGGGCGACCGGATTTGCACACGGTATTTCCGTTTGTGGCGACCCGCCACGGAGTGCGACTCCGCGCGTGATCCGCCGCTCGTAAACCGCCATCAGGCGGCTAATAAGAAAGACCGGGAGCACGCAGCGCAGGGTAATCTAACTCAACCCAATTAGCGCTCACCGGTCAGTAACATCACAGCGGGGAGAATGCCTGTGATGCAGGGTCAGGGAGGATAGACCCTTAGGTAGATAGCGCTACGCGAGGAGGGAAAGCAACCCCGCGAAGCGCCAATTCAGATCACGGGCAGGCTGGTGTCCCGCCACTATGTCCATCACACCCGCCACCCGTCCCCGGCTCTCCCTGCGGACCCGGAGGACCAATAGGCCCGGGCTCACCTTGTTCGCCCTGCGGCCCCTCGGGACCAGCCGGGCCCTGCGGCCCTGTAGCGCCATCCTGGCCGTCCTTACCGTCAGTGCCATCGGCTCCCGCTGGTCCCTGTGGGCCAGTGTCGCCCTTGTCACCCTTCGGGCCGGCATCCCCTTTGTCTCCCTTGTCACCTTTGGTTCCGATGCCATCCTTGCCAGCCGGACCGGCAGTGCCGCCATTCGAGCCGCCCGTATTGATGACGACCGTTCCATGCGACTGGTTAGCGATCAGCAACAGGTGTTCGATACAGCCCTTGAGATCGCCAGCCTTGACGATGGTATCATCGGGCAGGGATAGGATCACGGAGCAGGCATCGACCGGGATAGGTTTGTGCTTGGCAGCGTCAGCCGGATAAGCCATCGCTCCCAGGGTTAGGAGGGCAAGGCTCGCCACTCCAACGGTTCTTAGCTTAAGCATTTGGGTCTCCTCATCTCAGTACGGGATTGCACTTGGTAGCGCCCTAGACGGGCGGGGTGTCAAGAACCCTGAATGCGTTGCAGATCGCTTATATGGCTCATCGCGTAGAAGCCGTCATTCGATAGCCAGAAGGTTTGGCCGTTGAATTGCGCGAGATCACCGGTAGCCGGGGAAGCGGAGTTGCGGTAGAGTTCAAGGATCGATCCGCGCACGTCCTCGCGTAAGCGAGCTGTCTTCATCAGCGACTCTGCCTTGACGACAGCCGGAGCGGCAAGGACAGCACCCATCCCTAACAGCAGTGATCTACGGTTCATTGGCGGTCTCCTGTCGGTTTGTAGGCCGGTGCAGCCAGAATACCGAGAACGGCCACCACAGGCAGGATAACGGCACTTGGCACGCCTCCTAGTTCCAAAGCAGCGCTTGCGATGAACGCCACAGCGAAGAATACCTGCATTTTGCTCTCGAACTTGCTCATATCGCCCCCGCGAAGCGGCTAATTCCTACTATCACAATAATCACTAGAGCTAGTAGGAAGGCTATACCAGTAGTGATCTGATAGGGTTTTATTTAGCCGCCTTCGGCGGGGTGGTTTGCACCAAATGACCAGTACCAGATAAAACTGCGGCCACTAGGCTTTGACCGAAACGCCTGTTTTTGATATTCCAACTTCGTGAGATGCGTATAGATAGTTGGCATCCCGAGGCCAGTTGCCTCAGCAATCGCCTTGGCAGTTGTAGGACCGACTCGGATGAGGGCCATGAGAACCTGACCGCGCGTCTTTGCAGCCGACTTCGCCGGGGCTAGGGCGCGACGGCTGGCCTCCAGGTTACAATGGTAGCGATCAATGGAGTACGGGCACGCCATGCCATGCGGACACCGTCCGTCGCGCTCCGGGCAAACGCGGATTGCGCCTGACAATTCTTCTTCCCGCGAAGCGGCTAAATCCTTCATTTGCTTCTCCCGGCAAGGGAGAGGGCGCGAATGGCCTTGGCAATGCGTTTACCGAGACGACGGGCAGGGTCGGTAAGTTCGATAGCTTCCTTGTGTGAAAGCGCCTGAGCCTCAGATTCCGCTTCTGCCACCTTCGCGCATTCCTCGATCACCTCTTCCCGCGTAGCGGCTGTTCCATCCTGTATTGGTGAGGCGCGGTAGAGGGGGACTGTCCAACGCGAGCCCATGGGAAGCCGGTAGAGGCGGCAATCGACCGTGCCCTTAGCATCGAGCCAAAGGGCGTCTTGTTCGGTCATATGAGCCACAGGCTCCCCCTTGACGGTTACGGGTTGAGCGGGGGCGGCGATTGCGACGGGGAGTGCCGAACCTGTTGGTTTTGCCGCTTGCTTGGCTCTAATCTTCGCGATGGTCTCGGGGGTGTTGATGCGGGCGAGTTCGTCTTCGCCAGCCGCGTGCATGTCAAGGTTGTGTGCGAGGCAATACGCCGCGAGCGTGACCATGACGCCACCGACCTCTTGATGGGGGTCGCCTTTTGGCCGGGAATAGACATACTCGGTCAACGCCGCTACGCGCTCGCGCGGGTAGTCCCCAGACTGGAGCATTTCGAGCATTTCTTCCAGCGCCCGGTCCCCACGCTCTAGGCGGTCGTTGCTGATCTCAGGACCGAAACAAGCCCGCATCCACGGCGCAACGCGATATTGGAAAGCTACCCCCTCCATTGTCCCTACCCCTTCTGGTGAGGGGGTATTAGCCGCTAGGCGGGGGAGGGTGATGAAGCGACCGTCCTCAAATTCCTCGCGCGGCCTCACCCACAGCGAGTCGTCATCGACGGAGCGGTAGATTGCGACGACATCGCCAAGGGCCATCGGCTTCCCGGTTTGGAGGGACGCCCATTGGCCGCTTTCGCGTTCGTACTGCTCACACGCAGACCACAAGCCCGGCGCGTCTTCCCTTACGCTTAGATCGGCGCCGTCCTCTACGACCTGATTAATGCCGGTCCAGTGCCCGTAGGCGATCAGGGTGTACTCGGTGCCGCGCTTCACATGCCGATGCGTGGGTACCCCCTCCGGCAGGCTTCGTGCAGCAAGGGCTTCTCGGGCGAGCGCCTCAAGTTCTGATTGGCGCAGTCTGTGGGTGCCATCTGAACCGAATGGAGCCGGGGCAACAAGCGCCGATGCGGGATGATCAGCTAGGTAGCGCAGCCTCTCATCGCTGAGTGTGGTTGGTGTGGTCATGGCTGGGGCTCCGGCTTTTTGCGACTTGGAAAACGGTCGCTGCGGAAGTCTTGCGGATCGGTTGCGCCGGTCGCTTCGACGCTAAAACTGTAGGTGATCTTGTGTTCAACGATCCTCGTCTCAACGCACATTGTTGAGAGGTTCCGTTGGGTTTCGAGATCAGCTAAGAACCACCAGCGCAGGGCCTGAGCGGCTTCCCAAGAATGCAGTCCGTAGCGGATGGCATCGCCATGCCACGCATTCCTGTCAGGAACCCCGATTGGGCCTCTGGTGTTGATTGGAATGCGCCTCCACCGGAGGTCTAAGGTGAAATCCTCGGTGATCGGCAGGGGCTTGTAGTAGGCGTAGCGTGCTTCGACTGAGTAGCCAACCGTGGAGCCGCTACCGCTTTCACCCTTGTCTGGAAATTCATCGGGCGGCGCTGCGTACTTCTTGTCGTCGTCGCTCATCTATCTCGGCTCCACTGGCATTGGGGGTTGTAGGACGGCGCGGATCATCGGCATGATGCCTTCGCCGAGGTAGTAGGCGCTGGTGAACTCTCCCTTGTCGTCGGGACTCGGGGTGTAAACGACACCGTATCGGTACATGTCCTCGAAGATGTCGGCGGTCGTCCGCAGCGCCTTTTCCAGTTCCTCGATCCGGGCTGCTTGAGCGGCGAGGGTGGTGGCCGCTTCCGCGATACGGTATTGAGCCATCAGAACGTCGTCGCGTTTTACAGCGAGCCGGTCCACGGCGCCGGGGACGGTGTAGATCATATCCGGCGCTGATGTGTATGCGACCAGCCTGCCATGAGCCGATGTAAGCCGCGAGATCAGCTCTTGCACGTCACTGGGTGTAGTCATGGTTTAGCCTCGCTAGCGCGAGGGGAAGGAACGGCGGCTACGTCATTTAATCTAACTCTGACAGCTACCTCATCATCAGGCGTAAACACACTTAGCTCTATCCTTACTATAGGAAGGAGAGAACGTTTAAGACGAGATAGATTAGCCGCTTCGCGGGTCAGGAGGTTCATGGCTTGCTCTGTGAGTCAGGCTGGAACATAGCTTGTGAGGATGGTCCTAGCTCGCCCTGTTGTGCAGATTGAGGCTCCCGCTCCCGCCGCTGAAGCAGGATGATCTCAACGGCGATGTAAACATCATCGGCGGTAAGCTTTCCTTCGCCACATACAAGCCGAATGTCCTGCCAGTCGATTGGGTCTGCCCCGGCCTTCATTCCGATAGCTCCCGTAGTCGATCCAGCCTCTTGCTGGCAGGCATTTGCCGGATCAGGGCCTTCACCATACGGACATCCTGCCGAAGGGTCTGTACGGGGCGGAAACGGCTAACAATGAAGCCAGCCTCGCCATCAGCCATTGGCTCGAAGCGTCTGGTAATCTCGACCAGCCTGACCATCAGACACCTAACCCAAGGGTCAATGTAGGTTCCGCTGATCGTATAGATGCTGTTCTTGGACAGGCCGTCCAAGCCCGGATGCACTGCATTGACCCTCATCAGATTTGGATCATCGTTAACACACACCACCTTCGCCCCGACTCTAACCCAGCTAGGAATGCTCATGGTTCTATGATCCCTGACGCTTCATCTTCTGCACTGCGCAGGAAGGCCCTGTTGGCAATGATCCTGCGTTCCAAAGCCGCTTTCCTGCGCTCCTGATAGGACAGGTGCTCTTTCCAGCCGTTCAGCAGCTTGGCATCGTCGTGCATGCGGCCCTCGATCTTGTGTATCTCGTCCCTAGCCTCGACTATGGCGGTAACCACGGCGCTGTGGCGATCCTGCGCCTCACTGACGGCCGTTCGGTACACGTCCAGCCCTCCGCTGCGCTGATCCTCCAAAGCGGCCTGTACGGTCTCGCCGCTGGCTTCCTCGATATCGTTCACTGCCCCCACTCCTCGTAAACCCATTGTCCTGATGCCTTGTCCCGGATAGCGGCCTTGAAGGTCCGTAGCTTGGTCTCCGCGATGTCAGCACGAGTGTTTGCCTGACGCGCCCGCTTTCGAGCTTCGTGAAGCTCCTGCTTCAATGCGGCAATCTGGTAATCCCGCGTAGCGGCTACATCTATCTCTCTCTTATTAGTCATAGGAACCTATTTAGCCTGAGTTAGCCGCCAAGAGGCGGGGGAAGGGTTAGCCTCTGATTCTGGTGAGATCAGACAGATCATCCCTGCGTCTCGGACTGTCATATTGAGGCGGGTAGTGGTGGTGATCGTGCTTGGAGGGCGACAGTTCCACGCGGACGATCCTGCCGCTGCTGTCGTACTCCACAGCATAGATGCGGTAGCAGAATGCGCCGTTGTGGTTGGTCGCATCACCGCAGTATGGGCATGCGTTCATCTGTCCTCCCTTCCCCGTCCAAAGGACGGCTAAATCCTAGATGCTATTAACTCAATCCGATCTAGCTGGCAGTCTAGGCTTAGGAAACAGATATGCCTTGAGCGCCAGCCGATGGATTTCGGCCTCCGTCTCCTCATCCGCCTTGGCTCTGGCTTCCAAAGCCCTCTTTAGTGACTCCGTAAGCCGCAGGCTGATCTTGACGCCCTTAAGCACTTTTCTGTTTCTCCAGAACCGCCCTGATGCGCGCGGTGGCTTCGGCATTCTTCCTGCGCCACTCCTCGATCTCACGCTTGGTGGGATTTAGTAGGCTGCGCGTCAATTCCCCGATGGGCCCCTTGTTGTCGGTAAGCGGGCTTGCTGCAAAGTTGAGCATCTCGTCCTCCGTTGTTCGTATGGCGAATGTAGGCCAATTGCCGGACGTGTCAAGTAGCTATTCTATCCTTTGTGGGATATTTATTTAGCCGCGTAAGGACGCGGGGACGCTAGCCGAAGATCGCAGCAAGAGCCCAATGTACGCACATGCGCCACGTCTTGTCAGTGTAGCGTTCACTCAGGCGGCCATCGATAACCCATGTGTCCCCCTGATAGATTTCAGGATTGAGACGACTGACGCGAGGCCAGAACGGACGTGGATAGGCTGATCTGCTCATTTCCATCCTCTCGATTGAATCTTACGCCCTGTGGGCCATGAGGCATTCTTGGGCTGGGGAATAGGATGCTTGCGCTTCCGTAGCTCTACCGGACCATTGCGACGGATGATCCGCTTTGACTTGGCAGCGCCGGGTGTATCGACCTTGCGCGTCTTCCATGCGTGGCACTCAGGACAAACCGCACGGCAGTTCTCCAGGCTCGCATCACCACCATCGGCAGCGCGGATGAAGTGGTCATATTCGACCTTCCCCAGCACCTTATTGCAGCGATCATCCCAGCCTCGGTTGTAGAACGGCCCAGATGCCTCACAGAGCCCCAAGGATCGCTCCAGAGCGGCCTTCTTGGTCTTGGCGGTGAACTCCTGCCTAGGCAATCTCGATGACCTCTACGCCAGCCTTACGGGCTTTCCTGACCATATCGGCAGTGCCGCGACCTCCGGGGAAGGCGATGACAAGGTCAGGCTTTCCTTCCGCTAGCATTCGCGCGTTGCGAGCAGGCCCGGCGAACGTGCCTTGGCTCTCCCAATCGGCTTCGTAGGTTTCAAGGATTCCCCTCGACCCTCCCCACTGAGCAGCCCATGTGTCCGCGCCCTTAGCGCCGCCTTCAATGATGCGATCAATGCCAGCTTCACCATCCAGCTTGTCGAGAACAGCAAAGACGCGGGCCTTGTCCGTATAATCTCTGCCGCCGCAGACTAGAACTCTCACGTTAACACCTTCCCCGCGCGTAGCGCGCTAGCTATTAGACTATAGAGATAGATTTAGCCGCCTTCGGCGGGATCAGGTTTGGCGAATATCAAGCCCAACGGTTTACACGGTCCCTTATGCCTCTCGTTTGCGTGCGTCTGAGGCTGGAACTGGAAATCGACCGGAAGGTCAGCGGCTTTGCTTAGATACGCGGAAATACCGGTCGTGAGCAGAATCCACTTCGGATCAAACTCCCAAGTATGCGCCTTCATGTTGACCGCTGGAAACTCGGCGCTAAACTCGGCATCGGTCATGATGAAGCGAACATCGATGTCACGCCAGTCCGGTCGCTCAAGCGCACTGCCAACTAGGTAGCAGCCGAACCCGCCAAAGGCTTGATTGATCGGCTGGCAGGCAAGCTCAAGTCGGAAGCATGCCGGAGCACCCACAAAACTCACCTTCTTGCGCTTCTCTGACTCGTGCTTCTCGAAAGCTGCTTTGATCGTCTCCGACACTACCGCAAGTTCCTCTTCGGTTGGCATCTGCTCTTCCAGAGTTGGTCCAAACCTGATGTTGTCCATTGTGTTAACTCCCTTCCCCGCCTCTTAGGCGGCTATTATATAGTTAGCCGACTTCGTCGGGATCGCTTAGGGCGCGGATTTCTTCGTTACTGAAAATGAAGGTCATCTTCGTCCCGGCTACGGGCTTGCCTTTTCGTCTTCCGGGAGCTGGTTTGCCGTAAACTGCACCGTCGATCTTGTAGTGCGTGTAGGTCGGGTATGTGCCCAGAAGCTCCGATAAGGATACCTCCCAACCTTCCGGGGCTCCTCGTGCGATGCAAAGCGCGGCCACCTTATCAAACCAAGTTTGAATCTCGGCCTCTGCTTCCCGCGTAGCGCTATTTATGCTCATACTGTATCCTTATGATTTAGCGCTTCGCGGAATACGAAGCCTCTAACATCGCGTCTGCCTTAAACTTTACCTGATGCTGATCGCCAAAAGCGGTGATGAGCAAAATCATATCCTGCATCTCGCTCACCTTAAGCTCGGCTGTCGAACGTCCCAAGGCGACAAGGCCGGTCCCGTCCAGATTCATCGTCATGCGCGTTTCACGGTTCAGTGCGTCCATGAACAAAATCTTCCAGTCCTCGATACTGTGCTTGAGGCCGTCGATATGCGTCACCTGAGCGGCCACGTCACGGATCATGGCATGCATCTTGTCCGACTGCGCCGTTGACCGCCTAGGGGCCTCTAGGAGCAGCCTGTAGCCGTCTGGCGCTCGTCTGATGGCTTCCATAGCCTTCTCACGGTCGCGCTGGGTATTGAGGCGGATGACGTAGCGATCAGTCATCGTCGCCCGCCTCGACGTATGTGTCTCGCTTGCTCAGCCCTACGGCACTGAGAATGGCCTTCGACGGGTTACGCCTGCCATTCACAGTGTCATTGACGTAAGCAACGCTAAGGCCATGCTGGCGGGCAAATGCTGTCTGCGAACCGGCCTTAGCGACGTGCTCACGAATTAGCGCGAGTGCTTGCGAGGGATTTAGGGTCTTTGGCATTGGTCTTCTTACCCATTGCGGACGCGCGTTCGGTAGGCGTGAAGCTGGCGGACGCCAAGGACGCCGTTGCAGCATAACGCATGGTACTTTCGGACGCGGCTTTCATCGTGGCGCCGATATTGTGAGTATCATAGACCATAGTGCTGCTGGCCGAAGCGCCGAACTTGGAGCCTTCGGCAAAGGCATCCTGATTGGCGCCGAGATAGATCACCAGCCAGTTCTTGGTCTTCTGCCGCCCGTCGAGCAGGGCCTTCACAGATTCCTTAGTGTATTCGGTGCTGGCGTTTTCCATGCCGTCCGTCAGGATCACCAAGGCGACGTTCTCACCCTCACGGCGCGTTTCGGTGTCAATCTTGGCAACGGTCTTGCCGATGGCATCATAAAGCGGTGTTGAGGCGCGCGGCTGGTACTCCTCGCTGGTGAGCTTGGGGCAGTCCTTCGCCTTCACGTTGTCGCGCAACAGATCGATGCTGGTACTGTCGAAAATCGTGAGCGACACGCGGGCGCTGATATTGTCGTCGGCGGCAAGGCCGTTCAGATACTCATTGAAGGCATCGACGGTCTTGGCCTGGATCGTTGCCATTGACCCGGAGCGGTCAAGGATGACGTGGGCATAAAGCTTGTTTTTGGGCAATGCGGTCTCCTTTTGTTGACGAAGACGCACCATCGCATATCCGCGTAAGCGTTGCAAGAGGGCTTAGGAATGAAGTGGTGGATAAGCGAAAGCCCCCAGCGGTTAGCCGAGGGCTTGCTTTATTTCGACACGGGCGCTACGGTCTTGTTTGAGCAGCAGGATCGCAAAATCCTCTGCTCATTGCCGCCAGGCTTTTACAGGGCTTTCAACTGGCGACGGGGATATAACTAGACCAACGCGGTTCCGGTTTCAACCCTCCTCTCCTGAACAACCCGGTCGAGACTAAAGCGCTAAACCCAAATCCGGGGGCGTGACCCATAGCACTCCGGTCCTCATGGCGCATAGACGGTACTTGAGGGGCATGAGCTTGTCCGCCCGGTTGGCTTCCGGGAAAACGGCTCAGCCCAGACTACGCCGAAAATGTAGTCGCAGACGCGAGGGGTGGAAAGCTCGCGGCCCTCCGGGGCAAAGGGAACCGAGTATGCGGGCGTAAGCCTTCCCCTAGCCAGGAACTCTTGTGCCGGTAGGCCATGAGGCAGAAAGGGTTCAACCATGCCCAAAATCCGAGGTTCTTCCCTTCCCGTGTTCTTACACGGCTATTCATATAGATGTATTAGCCGCTACGCGGGGTAGAGTGTTAACGCTCAGTCCGGCCGATCAGCTTCCGTGATGGTCCACCGTTCCTTGCGCATTTTCTCGGGCAGCGGATGACCGGCAGCATCCCGTTGGCTATCTACACGGTGTTCCTCGGCAAGCCAGTTCAGCAAATCCTGATGGTTACTGAAGCCTCGCATGCTGCTGAACATGCCATCGTTCTTCCACTTCACGCTGCCCTGAATGACGATCCAGCTACCGCCGTCTCCAGGCTCTACGGTATAGCCGTGTTTGATAAACTCGCCCTTGTCCATCTTACTTCCTTCCCCGCCCGTAGGCGTTATATTTAGCCGCTGACGCGGATTAACACAGCTTCAGCATCGTACACCAAAGCCAATGAGCTTGAGGTTCCTGAAGCATCGCCATCCCATAGGACACTGCCAGGACGATAATAGAGGAGCCAATGATGGACAGAACGTACATCCTGTTGGTCATCATGGCGTCCTCGCAATGGCAGCTAACCGTTCTGCTTTAGCTAGTTCAGGATCAGCCGCTTCGCGGGAAGTATCCAGATGATCGAAATCCGGTGCCTTCCCTCCGATATTCAGGATTGCCTTCTTCACCTGTTCCTTAGCCTCTGAGAGCTTGGCTACATCAGCAGCAGCCAGCTTCTTCATTGCCGGTCCCCAGCCTGACCATTTGGCCTTGAGATCATCGATATCCAGTGCGGAACGCAGATCAGCCTCGATCACGTCACGGTTAGCTTCCCTGGCATCGCCGCCATGCTCACGAAGGTAATCCGTCATTTGCTGGCGCACGTCCTCACAATTCTGCTGCATGGATTCGGACCAATGGACGATGACGGGTAGCCAACGGGACCAAGCACCGTCCAACTGCGACCGCGTAGCGCAGCCCTGTAATTCGCTCTGTAGGGCAGGGAACACCAATTTGGCTGTACTGTCCGAGACAACCTCAGAAGCCTCTCCTTGGGCATCTATGTGGCTGCTAGGGGCATCCATCTCCGCATCCGAGTAGAGCAGGCCATGAACACCGCTCAGTTTGAGGATCACCCTGTCTTTCCCGCGCTTCTCGGACATGGCCCACGGATAGGCGGGTTGCTTGCCGGTGACGCTATAGTTCGTCGGATTGGTTTCCCCGATTGACCACTCGACGCGGTTGCCGAGCTTGCCGGTGACGATCAAGGACGTGACCAAGCCGGTGGCATTCATTTCGATGATCCGGGGTTCCAGCCATTCGATACCCGCCTTGGCGGCTACGACCTCTAGCGCAGCGTGTTTACACACCCATTGCTTGTTCTGTTTGATCTGCCAGAAGTCGTCCTGAGACAGGCCGTATTCTTTGCGGATGGCTTCGATGCGGGGTTCAAGCGTGGACATTTGCTTCCTCCATAGCCTTGAACACCTCGGACGGGTTGAACCAGTCGTCCTTGACGATATGGCCGATGGCTTCGACGCGACCGTGATTTGCCTTGGCGCGGATGGTCCGGCCTTTCAGCTTGCCCCATTCGCCAACGGCGGCAATCTGCATGATCCGGGTGAGCCAGACACCGGCATAGTTGCCGCTGAACTTGGTCCAGTCAGGATTCATGTCGCTGCCGATGTAGGGACACAGCACGAACCCACCGAAGCCCTGCCCTGTGCCGCCATAGTCGAGTGTGATCCAGCTTTGCAGGAAGCCACGGTCACCGATATCAAGCACGGCGCTTTCGATGATGGCGTTCATGATCTTGAGATCATCTATCATGTTGCCCATCCCATATTGCTGTCGAGCCAGTGCCATTCGCCATTATCGCCGCAGGTCAAAATTCTGAATCTTGATTCAGGGCAGGGAAGCGGGCCGGTATAGCCGTATTCTCCGAAGGCTGGTCCTGTTGGTGTAGGCGGTGGTAGAATTGGATCAGGTTGAGCCGCCTTCGTCGGGATAGGTGGGTCTATCTCCCCCGCGTTAGCGGCTAATTCTAATTCAGGAGATTCACCAAGGAACTGAGCAACGAGATTCGTATGATGAAGTTCAGTTTTATTGCAGCCGCTTACAGCGGAAAGGGTGACGATAAGAGCAGCTAGGGCTTGAGGGCTCAATTCCAGTCTCCCCATGATTGATAGCCCCGGTTCGTCAGCCAGTCGGCGCTTTTCTGGCGCTCATCCATAGGCAGATCGGTTGCGGCCGTCCGTGCCTTGTGGACTGCCATCCAGCCGACATCGTTATCCGGCAGCGTGAAGGCGGAGCCGTGCTTGCGCATGTAGGCGTTGATCGTATCGAGGTTCATCGACAGCAGGGCTTGCTTCCGGTCTGTAAGGAACTCTGTTAGATCGACCTGAGGCTTGTCCTCGGCTACTTCATTCATTCTTCCCTCCTTATAGTTCATGACATATTTAGCCGCCTAGCGGCGGGGTTAGTTTGTGGCTGCATACCCGATAACCGCCCAGACTCCGGTCTCCGGCTCCTGCCGAACATTCACGATATCGTTGAAGCGGTAAGAGTGCTTGCGGTAGTCCGTGTCGCCCATCCCAGGAGGTTCTCCGCCACTCTGGTTCGTCCAGACCGCAGCAAGGAGCGCCCGGAACTCGTCCTTGGTGTAGTCGCCAGCCAGCTTGTTATCGAGGCGCACAGTCTTGGTGCCGTCCTTCATTGCTGGACAGAACCTCGGACCATGGGCTTTCGCCCGGCAACCAAACCTTGAGCATTTCCATCATTCCACTCCCCGCGTAGCGGCTATTAATGATCCTTCCAAAGCCATCTTCAATGCATCATGAGCCTTAAGCTTCTGAGCATATTGCTCTGCAAGGACACTGACCTCAGCAGCTAAGGAATGCAGGTTCCTACTGATCCAGCCATCATCAGTCTCAGCCAGGGTGTAGAGCTTGCTGGCCATAGCATCCAACTCGTCACGGGTTTCACGCCAGCGTTGGGAGTCAAGTACAGCCGCTACGCGGGTTCCTTGGGGCTCGCTCATGGCCGATTGTCCTTTGCTCCGTCTAGGTGACGGAATATTGCTTCCTCGGCGTCTGACCATCTCTCAACTAACGCGGCGCGAAGCTGTTTTGCGGTCATATGCTCGACTTCGTAGCGGGACAGGTCCGTGTCTCGCGCTGCTGACCAGAGCGACGTAACGTCCATCGTCTCAAGGATTTTGGCACGCAGCTTAGTGCGGCACTCCTCAGCAAATGAATTGAGTCTATCTTCCTTACCCCGCGTAGCGGCTACGTCTTCCATCTTATTCCCTTCCTATATTTAGCCGCCTACGGCGGGATTAATCCAGAATGAGATGCGCGGTCAGAACCAGATCGGCCCTCGCCCTGCTCATGCCCACGAGGCCGCACCATTTGTTAGTCGCCTCTCTATGCGTCAGAGCCCAAACAAAGCCCCTTGAGACCCACCTTCTGGCAACCTGCTCCAGTATCTCGTACTTCCTCATCGTCTTCCCTTCCCCGCGCGTAGCGCTGAATAGTTAGCCGCCTTCGGCGGATTAGGCTTCCTCAAACTCTTGAGGCTAATCATTTATCTCGCCTGAAGTGAATGGGCGTCTAGGCTTCCTGCCCTGTGCTTCAAGAGCCTTCACCCTCTGGCTCAACCCCAGAACAGTCTGGGCAAGGAGTGCGATAGCCTCGGCATTGATCTGCTCCGGCGTCTTCGCCGCTTCCTCAGCCGTGATCCTGTCGTCTTCCTCATTGCTGATGGCATTGTCTCCTGACCAATAGGGTTCGTCTGGCCAGCTCATTGCATCCCTCCGGCGACCGCTGCCGCCTCATATGCCCACGCTGCTAGCCACACCACTGCGAAGCAGCTAAGTCCAAAATACAGAACTTCCCACCAAGTGAGTCTTATCCTGTTACCGTATTCATCCTGGATAGATGATTTAGCCGCTACGCGGGGGTGATGGTTGCTCATTCTGCGGCCTCGTCGCGCTGTGTGGCGGGCTCCCAATCAAACTCGGCAAGCCGCTCGGCCCACGAGTTTGTGGTAACGCCCTCGGGAAGCTTGCGAAGGAACTCCATGAAGCGCAACACGTCCTCTACCGGCACGTAGCCCCTTACGGTATCGTCACCCAAGTTCAGCATGCCGGACACTGGTCGCGTGTTCCATACGGCAATCTCTGCCGTGGTTGACGATGGCAACGCCTTGCGGCCACCCTCATAGAACTCCGAGAAGCCCATGTCGTAGTTCGACCCGTAATTGCCGGGGCCGATCTGGATGCTGATGAGCACGCCATTGTCCATCGTGAAGTGGACGCCCTTGCCGTCTGTGATCTTCATGTCTGCCACTGGCCGCTCCCGTTGTTCGTGCTTGACATTGCGTTTGTGATTGGTAATATCGTCGCAACGTAACACGCTGTCAAGAGGGAATTTGCAGTCCATGCCGACAATCAATGTGAAGGTTGATGAAGCCTTAAAGAAGCGGGTATGGAGGAAGGCGACGGCAAAGCCGGGACGCACGGTGAGCGATTGGGTTCGTGGCCTTCTAGAGCGCGAAGCGCCCCCGCCGAAGGCGGCTAATCCAAAGGAACAGATATGACAGAGACAGCCGCTACGCGGATGAGTGTTAACGGCAATATCTCTCCACATGACCCAATTGGGGCCAAGGATACGACTCTTACGCCATTGAGCCTGATTAATGCCCTTGGTCCATTCGATACCGACCCATGCGCTATCGAGGACCACCCCACGGCAACGAACCGCATTGTATGGCCTAGAAACGGACTCAGGGAGGCTTGGGAGGGTTCGGTGTGGTGCAACCCGCCTTACAGCAATCCAGGCCCTTGGATGCGCGCTATGGCGGAGCATGGCAACGGCATTGCTTTGGTCCTTGCCTCTAGTGACACCCGATGGTTTCAAGACATGGCGAAGACGGCTGAGCATTTCCTGTTCATGGCAGGCAGGCCGAAGTTTCTGCGGCTGGATCGATCCCAAGTTGGCCTGATGAGGGCTACAGTGCTAGTCGGATGGGGAGAGTGCGGCACACGGCTGGCATCCATTCCGGTCCCCGGATTTTATCTGAAAGGACGAGAGAGATGACCGAAGGTGAACTTACGATATGGGAGATTATAGGCCGTGACCCTGACCTAGCAGCCTTGCTCAGGAAGGCTTCGATGCGAGAGCTTTACACCCTCGCCCGACACGTTCGGAAGCCATATCAAGAGGCGCTTGCGGCGCTCATTGCTAATCCTCATGGTTGCCGATTCTGCGATTACGGCGTCCTCCGCACCCCTAACGATCCCGCCAAGTCACATGATGACGATTGTCCTTACATGCATGTTGGCTGGACGTGTTAACAAATTGCCGGAATCTGTACTCGACAGCGAGCGAAGCGCTGCAAGCCCCGCCGAAGGCGGCTAAATATATCTCAATACTATCTCCAGAAGCTTAAATAGCC